GAAGCAGTTTCGCTTGGAAGTGGTATCGACGACGATCCTGCTGATGGTGATCTCTATGCTTCTGGTTCAGGTTATGGTCTGTTCACAAATAAGGAAGAAATCGAGATCGATCTTGTCATCACTGGTGATCACTCGACGACTGTTTGCCAGAATGTTATCGATAACGTCGTTCTTGGTCGTAAAGACTGCGTTGCGTTCGTTTCGCCGGAACTTGCAGATGTTCAGAATAATGCTGGTTCGGAAGCTGATGACGTAGTTTCTTACTTCGAAACTCTTGCTAGATACAACTCGTATACTGTTGCCGACTCAGGTTGGAAGCGTCAATACGATAAGTATAACGACGTATACATCAATGTTCCTCTGAACCCAGATGTTGCTGGTCTCTGCGCTCTTACAGACAGAACCAATGATGCTTGGTGGTCACCTGCTGGTCTGAATCGTGGTGCAATTCGTAATGCAGTAAAACTGCTTTACTCACCAGGACAAACAGATCGCGACACCCTCTATGTTGCGGGTATCAACCCAGTGGTCAACCTCTCAGGTCAGGGTATCGTTCTCTTCGGTGACAAAACTCTACTGAGAAAACCATCGGCATTCGATCGCATCAACGTTCGTCGTCTGTTCCTCATCCTTGAAAAGTCACTAGGAACTGCTGCTAAGTTCCAGTTGTTCGAATTCAACGATGCGTTCACTCGTTCGCAGTTCCGTTCGATGGTTGAACCATTCCTCCGCACTGTCCAGGGTCGTCGTGGTATTTACGACTTCCGCGTAGTGTGCGACGAATCAAACAACACAGGCGAAGTTATTGATCGTAATGAGTTTGTTGCAGATATCTACATCAAACCTGCTCGTTCAATCAACTTTATCCGTTTGAACTTCATCGCAACCAGAACTTCGGTTTCCTTTGAGGAACTCGGTGCGTAATAACCCTATAAATAGATAAAGTTAGGAGAAATCTAAATGGATATTTCAAAGTTTAAGGGGTTACTTGGTGCTGGTGGTGCTAGACCGAATCAATTCAGAGTGTTTCTAAATTTCCCCGCGTATGTCACATCGCGTCCGAACCAAGAAGCATCTCTGTTGGTTACTGGCGCAGCGGTTCCTGCATCGAATGTTAACCCAACTCTCGTTCAGTATCGTGGTCGCGAAGTGAAACTCGCTGGTGAGCGTATCTTCGATCCGTGGACAGTCACTATCGTCAATGATACTGACTTCTCCCTTCGTAGACCAATTGAAGAGTGGATGAACGGAATCAATGATCGCACTGAAAACACAGGTATTCTAACACCTGCTGATTATCAGATCGATCTTGCAGTCGAGCACCTCGACCGCAATGATGAAATTCTTCAGACGTACCTTCTTAGAGATGCATTCCCGATCAATCTTTCTGAAATTGCTCTTCAGTATGCTCAGAATGATATCATCGAAGAATTTACGGTGACATTCCAGTATCAGAATTATGATGTTGCTGGTTAAACTATAAAAAGAACTTAAAGTATGGAAATTTTTGGTTATAAAGTTGAAAAGTCTAAGGGTGCTACGACCGAGAAATCGTTCGTGGCACCTACAGACGATGGTGGCGCAGAGGTTATCAAGGCAGGTGGTTACTACGGTACTTATCTAGACCTTGATGGCACTGCACAAAATGAAGCGGAACTGATTAAACGGTATCGTGACATCGCTTTTATGGCAGATGTAGACACTGCGATTGAAGATATTGTTAATGATGCCATCTCAAATCTTGATGATGAAAAACCAATTGAAATTAATTTAGATGAATTACCATATTCAGATGCCATAAAGAAAAAGATTCGCGAAGAGTTTGAATATGTTCAAAGACTCTTAGACTTTAATCTTAGAGCGCAAGATTTCTTTCGCAGATGGTATATTGACGGTCGTCTATATTTTCACAAAGTTATTGATACTGCCAATCCTAAAAAAGGTATCACTGACATTAGATTTATCGACCCAAGAAAAATTAAATTTGTTCGTGAAGTTAAAAAAGAAAAAGATCAGAATACTGGTGTCGAGTTCGTAAAATCAATTGAAGAATACTTCATCTATAATGATAAGGGTATTATTCAGGATAGATCTTACAATCCAGTCGCCGGAACTAGCGCATCAATGAAAATTACCAAAGATGCTGTTTGCTACGTTCCATCTGGTCTAATGGACCAAGATAAAAACATTACGTTGTCATATCTACATAAAGCAATTAGACCAGCGAATCAGTTGAGAATGATGGAAAATGCGGTTGTTATCTACCGTATTTCTCGTGCTCCTGAACGCAGAATCTTTTATGTGGATGTCGGCAACTTACCGAAGATTAAAGCGGAACAATACCTAAAGGGTATTATGGATCAGTATAGAAACAAACTGGTCTATGATGGTGCGACTGGTGAGATTCGAGACGACAAGAAATTTATGTCGATGCTTGAGGACTTCTGGTTGCCTCGTCGCGAAGGTGGTCGCGGCACCCAGATTGATACTCTTCCAGGAGGTCAGAACCTCGGGCAGATTGAAGATGTTGAGTATTTTCAGCGTAAATTATATCAGGCGTTGAATGTTCCTATTTCTAGATTGCAACAGCAAGGTGGATTAAACTTTGGTAGAGCATCGGAAATTAACAGAGACGAATGGAAATTCACTAAATTTATCGCGAAACTTCGTCGTCGATTCTCTCAATTATTTGATAATCTGTTAAAGACTCAACTTATTCTTAAAGGTATTATCAAAGAAGAAGATTGGAATCAGATTAAAGAATTGATTCAATATCGTTATGCGACTGACGCATTTTATACAGAATCTAAAGAACAACAGATTCTTCAGTCTCGTATCGAGATTCTTAATGGTGTTGCCAATTATATTGGTAGTATGTATAGTAAAGAATATGTTCAGAAAGAAATTCTTAAGTTGAGCGACGAAGAAATCGCTGAGATAGAGAAACAGATTGCTGCCGCTGCTCCACCACCGGAAGAGGATAATCCTCCCACAGAAACTGGTAATCAAGCAGAAGAGCAAATTCCTGAAGATGCTATAGATGGAGATGATTAATGAGTGACGATATTAAAAACTTAATAAATAACATAGAATTGGGCAACATGACAGATGCGAACGAGACCTTTGGTCTTGTTATGGCGAACAAAGTCGCTGATATTTTAGCAGGCAAACGAGTAGAAGTTGCACAAAATATGTTTAACGGAGAGAACCCAGATGGCGAAGAGATTCAAACAGATAGTTGAAGAAACACTCGACCTAATCGAAGGTCGAATGAACCAACTTGCTATGGATATGGACGAACTCAGCGATAGCGAGTTTAAGGCAAAGCACAAAAAATCCAAGCAACACATGTCAACTGCTTTGAACAAACCCATCAAACCCTCTAAGGAAGAGCAGGTTGACGAAGAAGTCGAGCAGGTCGACGAGGGCGAAAGAGCCAAGGAAATGCAAGCTGGTTGGGAACTTCTCCGCAAGAGAAAGAAAGACAACGAGAAAGCAGTCAAAGATATGAAGGGCATGGCACCTCATATGAAGAACCCTGCTCTTGGCGAAGAAGTCGAAGAACTCGACGAACTCTCACAAGACAAGTTGATGCAGTATCGTTCAGCTGCTAAGAAACAAGGTACTGGCATTCAGGACAGAATGAAAGTCGGCGGCGGTGACTGGTCAAAAGATGGTAAGGATACCAAGACTCTGAAGAAGAGAATGTCTGGTTATAAGATGGCAGGACGTAAGGTTAATCCAGGACTTGCTGCTACTGCTGGTAAAGCACCTCGTGTTGCTGCCAATGAAGAAGTCGAGCAACTTGACGAGATTCTTCCTGTAGTTGCAGCCGTGGCAGGCAGAGCATTAGCAACACGAGCCGTTGGTGCCGGTGCAAGTGCTATGACAAAGCGAGTTGCAGGTGCGGCAGGCAGTTATGCTGGCAAAAAACTTGCAAATAAAGTTACAAGCACAAATACAAGCACAAATACGACAAAGGAAGAAGTTGAGCAAGTCGATGAAGGACTCGGGGGAGCATATCGTTATAATCAAATGATGAAAAGAAAAAGAAATGAGTATCAAGGAATGGTCAAAAAGCACCAGGATGCTGGACATGATCTTAAAACTGCTACGAATAAAGCATCACAAGAATATGATGCTTTGGAAGCCAAGCGCAGAAAAAATGCTCGACCTTTACCACAGACACGTGATTTAATGAAGATGTCAACGGATGAACTGAAGCGCCTTCAGAAGAAAGAATCGCTAGAAGTCAAACCCATTAAACTAACCAAGGGTTGGGGTGACGGTGGCAAGTCTATGAAGACTAATAAAAACAAACTTGTTGGAAACCAACATAAAATTGATGCGAATGATGACGGTAAAATTTCTACAGATGACTTTAAGATTTTAAGAAATAGAAATAAAGCAAGGAATCAGTAAAGGATTAACGTATGGCAACTGTCACTGTATTAAAGTTGACCCAAGTACAGGGTGTCGTTAAAGTGCGTGGCACTGGCAGTGGTACGATTGCTCTTGCTACTACTCTTAAGAAGGCATCTGAAACTCAAAGTTCCCCCACGGCAAACATTCGTTCAATTCACTGGACTTGCAGTAATGGAACTGAAGCAACTGTCTCTAGAAATTCCGAGGTGCTTTGGTATCTCAACGGCGAAGGCGATATGGAATTCGCAGGTTGGTCAGATAACGAGGAAAATGGTTCAGATGTAATAGTAGATTTTGGTGCTGGAACTGGTTCGGTGGTTGTCGAACTAACTAAGGTCTCTGGTTATGGTCCTCAGCAGCACCAGAATCAAGGAGATCTAGGATAATGAAACTTATAACTGAAACGAACACCAATGTAAGATATCTCACCGAAGAAAAAGGTGGCAAGAAAAACCTATACATTGAAGGTGTTTTTCTACAAGCAGATGTGGTCAATCGCAACAACCGTAAATACGATCCAAACATTATGGATAAAGAAGTAAATCGCTATATGAAAGAAGCGGTTGAAAATAAGAGAGCATTCGGTGAACTTGGTCACCCCGATGGACCACAGATTAATCTCGATCGTGTTTCTCACATCATTACGGAACTTCGTCGTGAAGGTAATAACTGGATTGGTAAAGCGAGAATCACTGACACACCAATGGGCAACATTGCACGTGGTCTCATCGAATCTGGAGGACAACTCGGGGTTTCTTCGCGTGGTCTTGGATCATTAAAAGAGGGTAAAGATGGTGTTCAGTTGGTTCAGGATGACTTTCACCTGTCAACTGCTGCTGATATCGTAGCAGATCCATCAGCACCAGATGCGTTTGTCAATGGTATTATGGAAAATAAAGAATGGGTAATTGTGAATGGTGTTTGGACAGAACAAAATTGTGATTCCGCCAAGCGGCACATCAGAAAAGCATCTAGAAAGCAGTTAGAAGAAGCAAAACTGCAGGTGTTCGAAAGATTCTTGAAAAATCTTTCCAGAAAATAAAAATTTATAAATAAATGAATATGAGTTTCGAAACTTTAGGAGAATCAAATGAACGTAGAATCGAAAATTAGGGAGT